ATTGATAAAGCCAAAGAACACCTGCGCGTCACAGAAAGCGCAGAAGACGATTTGATCGAATCAATGCTGTGGGCGGCACAGGACATGGCAGAACAGGCCACCGGGCGCGCATTGATGACGCAAACGTGGGAATTGTCCGAGAGCGAATTTCCAAGCATCAATGTGTGGCAGATACAAAATATAGCACCGACAAAACTGGTACTTGGATTTGAGTTAACCAAACCCGTAGTTCAGTCCGTCACAAGCATTACTTACACCGATTCTGAAGGTGTTGTGCAAACACTCGCCGCTGATCAGTACACACTGATGAACGATGACTTTGGTTGTTCACGCATTGTCCCAGCCTACGGCGTGACATGGCCTGAAAACAGAGGCGATTCAGGAAGCATCAGGGTCACATTTGTTGCCGGGTACGCCAATGCCGCTGCTGTGCCGCAAGCCATCAAAGCGTGGATCAAGCTGCAAGTTTCTTCTCTTTATGAAAATAGAGAGTCTGAGTCATATTCTTCGAGGGCTGTTTCTACGACAGTAAAAATGTCGTTCGTAGACAGGCTATTAGATCGCTATAGGGTGTGGGATTAGGATAAAATAGGCGAGCCGGTAAAGCAGTGAGATGCGATACCGGCTCTAACCAAACAACCTGTATCAGAGGTCATCATGGCTGAAATGAATTTTATACCCACTGGCAATAAATCTTGTAAAAGATGCGAGGGTACGGTCTTTTATAAAAGCGGTAAGTGTGTTGCTTGCGTTAAGGCGTACAAAGCTGAGTGGTCTGCCAAAAACGCAGAGCATGTTTTAGCGTACAGGAAAAGCAACAGAGAGCGAGATAGGTCAGTCGAAGCCAAATACAGGCGCGAGAATCCAGAGAAAATCGCCGCAGCAAAGGCTAAATTTCTTGAGTCGAATTTAGACAGGTTTAAGGCGCAACAAAGAGCCTATTACGAGAAAAATGTCGATCTTTGCAAACAGAGATCAAAAGATAGTTTCAGGGCCAATAGAGAACGGTGTGCGGAGTCGCAAAAAGCGTGGATAAAGGCGAACCCTGATAAAGCAAAGGTGATTTTTGCGCGTAAGTACGCAAAACAAGTATCAACCCCGCTGGGCAAGATGAAATCGCTTATGCGCTCAGTAATCGGAAGAATATTTAAGAGTCGCGGTTATAAGAAAACAAGTCGCACTCACGAAATACTTGGATGCAGTTATGAAGATTTTGAGAAGCATATTGAGTCGCAATTTGCGGAAGGAATGTGCTGGGAAAAAATGGGTTCTTTGATACACATAGATCACAAAACTCCGCTGGCGAAAGCCACATCGGAGCAAGAGCTTGTTGCACTGAACCACTACACAAACTTGAGGCCAATGTGGGCTATTGATAACTTGAAAAAAGGCGCGAAGCTGGACTAAATGACATGAACACACTTGCACAACAACGAAGCACCTACGGGTGCTTTTTTTACGCCCAAAGCAAATCATGAGTTCCGGTGAACTTAGGCACTTAGTTGCTTTGCAGACGCCCGTGTCAACCGTGGACGACATCGGCCAACCGTCAACCGCGTGGGCTACCGTGGCATCGCCGCGTGCATCCATTACCTACCAGAACGCCACCGAGGCGATCAAGTCGGGCACCGACGCATCCGTAACGCGGGTGGTTATCAAAATCCGCCACAGGTCGGTTAACGCAGGCCAACGGGTGCTGCACAACAGCATCGCCTACGCTATCTTGGGTGTGCAGCCTGACGTTCGCAAGGCTTACGTCTATTTGACATGCGAGGTCATCAATGGCGCTACGTGATTCGGTACGCGTTAACTTCGACACGAAAGGCCTGATGGCCCAGGTCAAGAACCTCAAGCAAGCCATTGAAGAAGCGGTGATCCCGGCTACGCAAGCGGCGGCGCAGGTGTTTTATGACGAAGTGAAGTTGCGCGCCACCAACTTATCTGACACGGGCAATCTGGCCGCGTCCATTTACCAATATCGCGTCAAAGAAGAACAGCGTCCCGGTCACGCCACCTACAAGGTCAGTTGGCGCAAAGGGCGCGGTAAAACCAAATTGGGCGTTGCCGACAGCGCCGAAGACAAAGCGGTTAAGTCTTTGCCCATTGCCTACCACGGTATCCTGGTTGAATACGGCTACATCCAGCGATACGCCAGCTATGTGGGTAGCGACGGCAATTGGTACACCGCCATCCGCGCTGAAAAACGCGGCACGCCAAAGCCCAAATCAAGGGCATCGCAAGCCGTCAAAGATGCTTACTATGTGCTGCGCAAAGGAGGCCCCGTGCAGCACGCGCCGCGCTCATTCCTGCGCTCCGGCTATGAAGCCGCCAAGGGCCTGGCGATGCAAGCGTTTATCGCTGAAATGAACCAACGCGTCGAGCAAGTGGTATGACCATCGAAGCCGACATTTACAACGCGATCAAAGGGCTGGTTGGCAACCGCTGCTTTCCAGACTTTGCGCCTATCACCACCGCCAAGCCGTACATCACATACACGCAGATCGGTGGCGAGGCCATCAGCTACAACGACGACATTGTGCCCAGCCTGAAAAACGGGCGTTTCCAAATCAACGTATGGGCCGATACGCGGGCAAGTGCAAGCAGCATCATTTTGCAGGTTGAGTCTGCCATGGTACTTGCGCAATCGTTTCAAGCCAGGCCAATAGGTGCAGCGTCGAACGACTACGACCACGACATGTTGACCTACGGGGCAATGCAAGATTTCAACGTGACCTCTGCCAGGTAGAAGTCACTACCCCAACAACGCCGAAGCCCGCTCCATTAGCGGGTTTTGTCGTTTATGCCCTCTCGGGCGCAACCAGCCGCATCAATGCGGTTTTTTTTCGTCCATTTAAAGGAAATCATCATGGCATCAGTACCCACCGGGACTCTTTTCGCCGTTGGCACCGTCTTTGCAACCGCAAAAACCGTCACCGGCATCTCCAACGCCGCCGAAGCGGTTGTGTCAAGCACGGCACACGGTTTTGCCAATGGCGACATCGTGCAGTTGTACAGCGGCTGGGGCCGGTTGAACCGCCGCGCCGTTCGTGTCAAAACCTCACTTCCCGACTCGTTCGTGGCAGAAGGCCTCGACACCACCAACACCGAATTCTTCCCTTCTGGGTCGGGTGGCGGCACGGTGCGCAAAGTCACCACGTTCCAGCAGATCAACAAGATTGTCAACCCAACGTCCAGCGGTGGCGAGCCGAAGAACATCACGGTCAAGTTTCTTGAGTCTGATGTCGAAGACTCGATCAATGACGGCTTCACTGCTGTCACCGAGTCGTTCGAGATTGACGCCGACGAGTTTGGCGGCACGGCCTACGCCGCGCTGGTGTCGTTGTCTGAAGTGCAGACCGACTCTGTGCTCAAGAAAACGCTGCGCTCGGGCGCCATCATCCTAACGCCTTGCCGCGTGTCGCTGAACGAAAACGTCAAGCTGACGGACGGCCAAATCATGACCAACGCGGTCGCCATCAACGGCAACGGAAAGATCACCCGCTACGCCGCCTAAGAAGTACCTACCTGGCTTGTTTCGCTCTTAGCAGGGCGGGCAGGCTGGGCAAGGGCATTTTGTAACCCTGCTAAGGAAAAACAATGGCAAAAATCTCGCTTGGGAAAACCCCAAAATCATTCAAACGCGTCATCACTGTTGACATGCTTGACGGCACTAAAGGCTCGATTGAATGCGAGTTCAAGTACCGCACACGCACAGAATTTGGTGCATTCCTTGATGGCATCTTTGCTGACGCTGGTGTCAAACCAACCGATACCGATGAAAAGGTGGCCATTGCCGAGATCATGGAAAAAACCCGTGATACCAACGCCGACTACCTTATTCAAGTGCTTGACGGGTGGAACCTTGACGATGAATTGAACAAGACCAACCTGCAACAACTTTGCGATGAATTCCCCGGTGTTTCAAACAGCATCATGGAAACCTACCGCACCGCTGTAACAGAAGGCCGTACAAAAAACTGATTGAGGCCGCTACTGCCCTTTACGCATCACAGCCCACCGAAGAATCCCTTGCAGGCACAGGACTAACGCTTGCTGACTACGATGGCGAAGAGGTGGAGGTGTGGGAGGAAAACACAGAGGTTTTCCAACTGTTTTGCATGATGCAAACGCAATGGCGAATTGGCATGAGCGGCCCATCAGGTTTGGATTACAACGTGCTTTTTACCTACATGGACAAGCAATGTTTGCCCATTGATTTGTTGCCAGATATTCGCATCATGGAATCAGCTGCATTGACTGAAATACACCGGAAAAAATAATGGCAAACGAGCGCGCAGAGATTGAAATTGTTGTTAACGGCGGGCAAGCAAAGCAGTCGCTTAACGACATTGCCAAAGCCGTTGATGGCGTTGCCGTATCTGCTGACAACGCTGGCGCATCGATGTCAAAGGTCGGTGACGAAGTAAAGATTGAAAAAGTTAGCGGTAAAGTAAAGTCTTTAAGAGACAACATAATCCGACAAACAGATGCCGTTATTGCGCAGGCAAGGGCATACGATGAAGTTGGCAAAGCACAACAACTAATTGAAAGAAAAGGCGTATCTTTTGGCGATGTGGCTGGTCAAGTTGCTGCGTTAAAAGCGGCGCGTAGCGAGTTAGACGGTGTTCTCGCATCGCAAAAAGCCATTGCTGAAGCAAAAGCTGAAAACGACCACTGGAATGCGCTCAATGCGCAAAGAATTACAGAAAACAAAAGGATTGAGCTTGAAGCAATCCGAGCAGGGAAAGAGGCAAAAGCAGCATTGCAAGCGCAAGACGAGCGCATGTTCAAGGTTAATGCTGTACTTGTTGCAGAAAAGAAGCGCATTGAACTAGAGGCTATTCGCGCCATACAGGCAGAAAATGCTCACTATGATCAATTGAAAAATCAATGGGCGGCTAATGAGGCAAAACGTGTTGCAAAAGAAGCAGCCGATCTAAAAGCCTACCAAAACTCAGTTAAGAGTGCAGCACTTGAGCTTGAGGCAACTGGTAAAACTGCATCAGAACGAGCAGCCATTCGCGGTAAGATTTTTGGCATACCGCAAGATGAAATAAACCGTCAAGTTGCTGGTCTAAAAGCTATTGAGCAGCAGATCGCCAAGACCAACCCACGCTTTAATGAAATGGGGCTGACGGCAAAAGGCACAGCCGCCGCCCTTCGCCAAGTCCCCGCACAATTCACCGACATCATTGTTTCGCTGCAAGGCGGGCAAGCGCCGCTCACCGTACTGCTACAACAAGGCGGGCAACTGAAGGACGTTTTTGGTGGTGTCGGC